TATACTGGTTTTAGTGGTGCTGGAACTAATACATCTACAATCAAAACATTTTTAGCTGATACTGATGCTACTTCTGACACTAGAATAGATGTAGCTGATGGTAGTGGTAGTTTTTCAGAAGCTATAGACTTAGGCAGTACTGCAAACGGTAAGGTAATATATGACTTAGCTGATGGTGTGGTAAGAGTTTGTGATACTAATTTTGGTTCTGGTAATAGTGTAAAATGGTATGGATATGTAAATAAAAAGCTATGGTTAGATGATAGCTTAAGCCAAATAAATGTTGGAGGAGGCAGCGCTCAGACAGTAAATCAATGGGTAGTGTCTGATGCTCCACCAAAACAACCATTCGCTGGTACAGCTGCAACTGGATTAAATCTTGCCGTTCTTGGTTTTGAAGACACTCTTGAAGGAGTTGCGAGCGGAACTACAGTCACACTAGCTAACAATATAACTGATACTGGAAATACTTCTGGTTCTGATACTCAGCTAGATACTGGTTTGTATACTATTGTTAATTCAACAGGAACTGACACAGTAGGAATAGCCTCTAGAACAAACAATAATACGCTAGTAATAGATTCTTCTAAAACTTGGAATGCTGCTGGTAGCGATGTGAAGCTTTACATATTTCCTGACGCTGGTTTAGGTTTCAATGTTCAGGCTTTGGCTTCTGGAAGCGATGGAACAATACCAGCTGGTACATATGAGTTTGCACAAACATTTATTTATGATGGTGTTCAAGAGTCGTTACCTACAGTAATGACTGGCTTAACAACTGTCTCTGCTAATAACAGGCTCAGTATATCTATTGCAGCATCACATGGATATGATGAAAGAATTACTGGTGGTAGAGTATACTTTAGAGATTCTACCTCAAAGGGAGAGTTTCAATTATTAGTTGATATAGATTTAACGTATGGTTGTAGAACAAATTTAGAGGCAAAGCACGTTGGTTGGTCAACTATATATAGCCAAGCTTCTTTTTTATTCTGTACAGTAGCAATACAAGACCCAAATGCTGATACATATAGCTCACTAAATGGATATAACGCTGATTTATCTAGCATATCAATAGGTAATACTGGAGAAGGGTATAAGACTAGCGTAGTGTCAAATAGAAGAAGATTTGTAGCTAATGTAAAGTCTATCAACGACAAAGGACAAACAGTTGTTCAGTCAGATAGATTAATGTATAGCGAGATAAATAGATTTGATACGTTTCCACCTACAAACTTTATTGATATAGGTGTTAACGATGGAGAAGACTTTGTAAAGATAGAGTCTTATGCTGATAGATTATTAGCATATAAGAATAGAACATTGTATGTTATTAACGTGGGTGGTGGTTCTGATACTCAATGGTTCTTAGAATCAGAGCATAAAAATATGGGAGTAGACTTCCATGCAGCAGTCGTAAAAACAGACTTTGGAGTTGCCTGGGTAAATAAAAATGGCTTATTCTTTTATGATGGTTCACAAATAAGGAACTTGCAAAGCAAGGTACTAGAGTCAGAGTGGACAAGTTTTGTAAACGATGATACTATTATTGGATATGAACCAACTCATAAACATTTAGTTATAGTTAGGGATGCTGCTGCTTCTGGTGGTACAAGTGGTGATGCTTATGTTTATAGTTTTATTACAAACAGCTTTACTTTTGTAGAAGATATGGTTGATAACGCTGTAAAAACTAATATTATTACAGACCTACATAACAATATGACTTTAGGTGTAGGAACAGATGAGTTAGAATCTTATGATGGAGAGCCAGATTCTGGAGCTACATTTGATATAAAGTTAAAAGATGATGATTTTAGTTTACCAAATATAACAAAGAAGATTTATTCTGTTACAGTTGAATACTCAACAAGCGCAGCTAATTCATCAGCTGTTAAATGTTCTTATATAGATACATCTGGAGAGCCACAAACTGCGACAATAGGAAACCTTGATAGCACTAGTGGTAATTATAAAGTGCAAAATATAACAGTAACCCCAGTTATATCAGCATCTTCTTTTCAGTTGCAGCTAGATTTAAATGGAACATCTATATCTAAAATAAATAATGTTGGTATAGAATACAGACCTATTAGGAAGAGAATCACATAATGCCAATTGATAGAGAAAAAAGATTTTTATATAACTCTAAGGGAGTTAAAACAAAGTTACAACAAGGATATCCATCAAACGATTCTGGAAATGATGGAGAAGAAAGACTAGTGAAGACACCAGATGGTAAGCTTAGGCTTTACAGAAAAGAAATTGGTGCATGGCACTATTTAGAATTTACAAGGAGTTGATATGACACTACCAGAGTTATTATCCAATATACAAGCCAGTCAAAGAGTAGGAAGGGCTGAGAAGTTTACAAGCTTAACAGGACAAGCTGCTGGCGAAAAAAGAGATATTAAGAAAGCTGTAAGAAATATAAGAGAAGCTAAGAGTAAAGCTGCGGAGCAGTCAAAAAGACAGGAAAGAAGAAGAGGGTTTGGAAGGCTTGGTGGAGCTGCTTTAGGATATGGTCTTGCTATGGCTTTTACTGGTGGAGCTGCTGCACCTTTACTAACTGGAGCTGCAACAGGACTAGGTAGTTTTGCTGGACAAAAAGCAGCTGGAGACTTATCCCTAGGTAAAGCAGAAGCTGATTTAAAAAAGGGATTGTTTTTTAGTCAAAGTAGAGAAGATGTTACAACAGCAGAAGCAGATTTAAATAGATTTTTAAGTGAAGCTGAAAAAGGTTTTAAGCAAAGACAGCTTTTTAGTGCGGTAGGAGATGCTTTTACTGGAGGTCAACTTTCTAAAGTTGATTTTAGTAAACTATTAGGTAGAGATTTTTCAGGTTTATTACCAGATGCTAACGTTCCTTTACTAGAAAGAGCTAACATAGGAAGTTTAACAAGAACGAGAATAGTAGACCCAACAACTGGTCTTGGAGGAGGAACTCCTTTTATAAGTACAATGCCAGGGGCTAGAAATTTAGGTTCAGACCAAGTTAGCGATATATTATTTGGAAGAGCTAGTAGATTAGGGAGTCCATTATCATGAACGAACAAAAAACTTTTGAACAATTATTACAAGAATTAGGTTTGTCTGATTCTCAAAAATATTTTGCACAATCTCCAGAAGAGATAGCGCAAGTGTTTGGATTTACAGGACAGCAAGCAGAAAACTTAGGTCAGTTTTTTCAGCCAGTAAACCAACAGCAATACCTAGATGCTTTTAATTTAATAGGTCAGGGTCAGAGAATGAGAACTGGTCAGTTAATTGGAGATACAAGTGCTGAGTTAGGTCAACTAACCTCTCAAGTTATGGAAAGAGCTGGGGCATCTAAGTTTACTCGTGCTGGAGCGACTATGAGAGATTTAGCTGCGGTAAGTGGTGGGGCATCTGCTAATTTAGGTAGAGGTCTTTATGACATAGGTCAACAAACTGGAAGAGAAAGAAGTGCTTTGAGTGGTCAGTTAACAAATTATGTAACAGGTCTTCTTGAGCAAGCAAGAAGGATACAGCAGTTAGACCCTACTAGTCAAAATACAGTAGCAACTTCTAATCCCTATCTTGATGAAATTCAGCAAATAATGGATAACAACCCTGGAATGACTAGACAACAAGCAGAAGATATGTTTGATAGACAGTTTGACCAGCAAGGATTAGACCAGGGTTATGGTAGGGATTACTTTAGTTAGTATTTATTGGAGATTTTATGGCAAATGGATTTAATTACGAATCAGGTTTAAACAGGCTTTTAAGCGTCACTATACCAAACCTTGTAAACTCACAGTTAGATAGGCAAGAGAGACAAAGGCAGTTTGATGAGTCTATCGAACAAAGAGAAATAGAACGTGGTTTTAGATTAGCTAGAGCTGACGCACAAGACGAAAGAGCTGAGAGAAATTTTCAGGCTAACGAACAAAGATATAGGGAACAGCAGCAAGAAAAGTTGGAATCAAGAGTCTACCAAAGGCAAAGAGACCTTGATTCAGAAATTACAGAAAATGAAATTATTGAAGTTCAAGCTGTTAATGACATAACAAATACAGCAAAGGCAAAAGAGTATTTAGAAAAAATACAGCCAACATTAGAGTCAGCAAAAGCTAAAGCAATTACCAGAAGGTATATGAGTCAAATAGATGCTTTTGAATCTAATCCTCAATCTCCATTAAAAATACTAGGAGATACGTTTAGCGATGAAACAATATCTGACTTAGAAAATTTAAATAGTTGGAAAAAACCATTAACTTTTTCAAATATAAATACGTTTTTAACTACTACTGGAAGTATAGATAAACTACAAAACCAACAAGCTTATCAAAAAATTACTTTAATGGGTAGAGAACTAGATAAATTAAGAGACTTTAGCAAACAACTTGGAGATTTTGAGAGAACTATTGAAGGTGAGTTAGTTCCTGGTTCGCAGATAAACAGTCAAAAATTAAGAATTAACACTCTGTACGAATCAACACTAAGTCAATACAACAAAGCTATTCAAAGTGTAACATCTCAAAAAGGTGTCAGCTCTCTGTTTCAACCTCAAGTTGGAGACGAAGTTACAGTCGATGGGGTAGGAGGTGTCGTAACAGTAGCTAACTCTTCAGAAGCTATGAATTTAGCAGATGGGGCAACCTTTAAACTTACAGGTGTTCCTGATTCATTTACTAAAAATGGAGATAATTTTATTCCCATTGGAGATACAGATTTTGACTCTATAGTTAATCCACCTGCTCCACCTGCTCCAGGGGTAGTAGAGGACAGAATTGATTCTCCAGAAAAAACAGCTATAGATAGATTGGCTAGTACTGGTGTTATTGGAAGACCTGATGAAGAGTCGGCTTTAAGTTTCTTAAAAAGACTGCCAGGGGCAGAAAGGGAGTACGGAACTGGAGAAGGAGGAGCTTTATCTATGGGCGGTTCTCCAAAAGAACAAGTAGTAGCTGTAGAAAATTTAAATAGAAATACAGATATAATAATAGATTCATTAAAAGAAGCTAGAGGTTCACAGGTAAAACAGGGAGTTTTTGAAGACTCAGAGCAATACCAAGTATTAAAACAAGAAAATAATACTAATCTTCAGGGCTACATACAAAATGCATATGAGGCATATTTAGACGAAAGAACTAGCCCTCAAGTCAGAGGTAGGTTAAAAAAGTATTTACAACAAATGAAAGCCTTGTCTACAAAACCAAGCATAGTTGCGAGAGCGACTCTTGGTAGAGGTGAAAATGTTAGACCGATAAGATTTACTGGTGGAGAAAGTATTTTTAACCAAGATACTATTGAATTATTGAGTGGAATAGAATTATAAATTATAAACTAAGTAGAGAGAGTTTGCATGAACGGACAGCCTAAAAAATATTACAGCTTAGAGGATATAGATAAA